AGAACACGATTCTGATTTGTCCTCTATCAAATCGGAACGGCGTATTCCCAAATATTTAGCTAGAGCGTCTACCTTATCCATTCGGGGGAGTCTTGTTCCGTTGCACCAAGTAGAAACAGCTGACTTATTAAAACCAAGGTCATTGATGAGGTCTACTTGTGTCTTGTTATTTAAACTCATGTATTTTCTGAGATTTTTGGAAAAGATTCTTTTGTATTCATCTTCTGCCATATTATCACCTCCAATGTTATCTTGTTAATAGAACATCACCTCATATGAGCGTAAACCTCAATCATATCGGCGGAAGCACAATTATCAAAATCGTGTTCTTCAATATGCTGTAGTGCATGAGCATAGGCTTCTAGATGTGTCTCGTGTGAATGGTTTACATTCAATACGATAGTATAAGACATATCTGGATTCATAGTAACAAATTCTTTGATATGATTTGGCAGTTTTAAGAAAAGTATCTGCACATCGTCCCGCATTTTAATAATATCATCTCCCATTATTTTCTAAACTTATCTAACATTTTTGCAACAAATTCGATATCCTCTTTACTAATATTGCGTGAAGCGTCAAACAAAACTTTGTATTCAGGATTTTTGTGAAGAAAGTCGGCAGCTTCTCTTGCGTCCTCGTCGAGGTAGTAGGTTGGCTGCTCTTGTGTTTCTGGCTTATCTTCTATTAAATCGGAACGGTTGCAATTAAATATTTCACACATTGAATCGACTTTATCCATTCGTGGTGTTTTTATCCCATTACACCAGTTATAGACAGAAGTTGTTCCAACACCCAATCGTTTTGATAATTCTAGTTGCGTCATATTGTATTTACTAAGATAGTAACGTAATCTCTTCGAAAAGATAGCATTAAATTCTTCTACAGACATCATGTCCACCTCCTTGAAGTAAATTATACACTAAAAGTGTTTGCGTAGCAACATAAAATATAAAATAATTTCACTTTAAGTGTTGACACACACTTAAAGTGATGGTATAATCGGGGTAAATTAGAAAAAGGAGGTTATAATGTGACAAAAAAACAAGTAACTAAATTTCAAATTTCACTTGCTGCTGCACGAGTTAATGCAGGACTAACGCAGGCAGAAGCGGCTGAGAAAGCGCATGTTAGCAATAAAACAATAAACAATTGGGAGAATGGGAAAGTATCCCCATCGTTTGCTAATGTAGAGCTTCTTTGTAGGATATATGGTATATCATCTGATTATATTTTTTTACCTACAAAATCCACTTAAAGTGATAGCAAGAAAGGAGACTCCAATGAAAAGAAACCAAGAAGTATCAATCATAATCCAATCACTACTTGAAAATGGACTTCTGCAAGAAAGACAAACAGACAGAGCAAGGAGCGTAGTGAAAGAAGCGTTTAAGGAAATTAGACGGGTAAGGTATGAAGAAAGGCAGGAAAAGCATAAGAAGCATAGGATGAATTGAGGTGATGAGGTCAATGAAAATAAATAATTATGTGAAAATCCGTGGTGCTTATGTGCCTACATCGAGCCTTACCAAAGAGGAGTGGCTGGAGGTATCCGGTACCATATTGGACCGTTTCGCCGGGAAACTGGGATATAAACGGGAAGAAAAACTCTGTGTAAAAGGTTAGACAACCCTTTGCTATGTGGTACCGGGAGATTATACGGAAAGGAGGGACAAGCATGAGAAAACGAACAAAAGAAAATGTATTATGTGTCACCGCAATTATTTGTTTGCTGGTATGCATAATTACGGCAAGAGCAGTAAGCAGCTTTCACGTGCAGGAAATGGTTTTATTTTCAATAAGTGCCGTATATTTGGCGGTATTTATTGGAGTAAATAGAAAAAAGGTGCTGAAATAAAGCACAGAAAGGCAGGAGAGGACATGACTTTTCCAAAACATATTATGACAACGGCGGAACTTGCCAGGATGGGTTTCCCATCAAAGACACTAGATGCAATTGCAAAAGAGCCGGAACAGAATATCGCATTTCGTCTCAGACCGGACGGAAACGTCTTTTGGGACACAGAAAAATTGCAGAAGCGAATCGAAGATAATATGGTTCGTAACTAAGAGAGGAGGTAATAGGTAATGGATATGATGAAATTAAAAATGTCACCAACGCAGATAAACTGCAGTTAGTGACATAAGAAAAAACACAGTAACAGTATACCATTGATAGACCATTTGGTCAAGAAAGGAATTGAGAGTATGGAATTAAGAATTAAATCAATGTCGTTCCCGGAAGCAATTGAATTTAACTTTGAGCAGTTGAAGCAGGAACTGACAGACAAAGCAGAACAGTATAAGGGTCTCGTTTATACAGATGACCAGGTGCAGGATGCAAAGAAGGATGTTGCAGCCTTGCGGAAATTCACGAAAGCACTTTCGGATGAAAGAATCAAGGTAAAGAAAGAGTGCATGAAACCATATGAAGAGTTTGAAACAAAAATCAAGGAGCTGTCGGCGATTGTGAATGAACCGATTGCGCTGATTGATACACAGCTGAAAGAGTATGAAATGCAGAAAAAGCAGGAGAAGTTATCGGCGATTTGTACATACTGGGATGAATGTGAACATCCGGAAGAATTGACTTTTGAATCTATCTATGATGAGAAATGGCTGAATACTTCTGTATCTATGAAAAAGGTTCAGAATGCAATTACGGAAGCGATTCAGCAGTTTAGCAGAGATATGGCAACGCTTGCTACCTTGCCGGAATACAGTTTTGAAGCACGTCAGATGTATATTTCCACGCATGATGTTACAAGCGCACTGAATGAGGCTAACAGACTTTCTGAAATGGCAAAGAAAAAAGCAGAGGCGAAAGAAAAGGAAGAAGTCAAGCCGGTAGAAGAATTTGTTACCCCGGCAGCAACGGTTGACGAAGAACCGGAAGAGGCTTTTATTCCATCATTTGAAGAAGTGACAAAGTCCTCATGGATTAATTTCAAAGCAAATATGACAAAGAAGCAGGTGGAGGAACTGTGCAGGTTCTTTGATGAAAAACAGATTCCATATACGCTGCAATAGAGAGAGGAGAAGTGATTGTATGTACCGGGTAATAATTGAGGTTGAATATTTGAATACGGCATTTGATTTTGTGGAAGCAGAAAGCGCCGTTGCTTTTATGAAGACAGCTATTCAATCGCATAATGAATCAGCGAGTAAAGGTGCTTTTGAAATTTGGATGAAGTACGTTGAGGAAGAGGAGGGTGCAGAGACATGAGTTTAAGTGAAAAACTTAGCCGGATTCAGACCACCCTTAAGGCTCCCAAGAATCTGTATAACAAATTTGGAAAGTACAAATACAGAAATGCGGAGGGCATTTGTGAGGCGGTAAAACCTTATCTGGAACAGAATAAATGTTATATGGTGTTGAAAGATGACATGTTAGAGCTGGGCGGAAGATTCTATATCCGAGCGACGGCGACTTTGTATGATACGGAATCGGATGACTGCATAAAGGCTACTGCATTTGCGAGAGAGGCTGAATCGAAAAAAGGAATGGATGAAAGCCAGATAACAGGGGCGGCATCCAGCTATGCAAGAAAGTATGCGCTGAATGGTTTGTTTCTTCTGGATGATACCAAAGATGCAGATTCCAATGAGTATTCCGAGCAAGGAAAAGAAAATACGGATGAAAATAAGGAAGCGGAACAAAGGCAGGTTGAACTGTCGAAGATTTCAGAGATTAAGGTGAAATCACTGGAAGAAAGGTGCAGGAAAGAGGGCATTGAATTGTCCAAACTTATGCGGCTTTATAAGGTTAGTTCCCTCAGTGATCTAAGTGAATTGCAGTTTCGGAATATCAATGATCACTGGGAAGATATAAAGAAGGTGTGACATGGAATTTACAGGCAAAGTTAAGGATATCAGCATGGACTGGCAGACCGGACAGGCGCAGATTACATTTACCATCAATGAGAAGTCTGCACTTGCTTCTGTTGATTCCATAAAAAACTGTGAAAAGCTGACCGTAAAAGCAAAGAAATACCGGCAGAAAAGAAGTCTTGATTCCAATGCTTACGCATGGGTTCTCATGCAGAAAATAGCGGAGGCTACCGGCTCGGATAAGTGGTCCATATATCTTATCTGTCTTAAGAGATTCAGCAAGGCGTTTACCCATGTAATTGTGAAGCCTGAAGCGGTTGACGCAATGAAAGAGTTATATAGGACGTGTGTTGACCTTGGTGAGATAAGCGTAAACGGCACGACGGGACATCAGCTGCAGGTTTATTTTGGAAGCAGCACCTTTGATTCAAAGGAGATGTCTGTATTTATTGATGGAATAGTTAGCGAATGCAAGGAATTGGGGATTGAAACACTATCCCCGATGGAACTGGAAAGGATGAACGCAGAGTGGCAGCGAAGAAGTCAGTTGTAATTGAGGATATGGAACACTGTTTTGTGTGTGGCAGTTCTAAGGTGCAGGTACATCATATCTTTTTCGGTACCGCAAACCGGAGAATATCGGATAAATATGGATATGTTGCTCCGTTATGTGCCGCACATCATACAGGAGACGCTGGCGTTCATTTTAACAAGGATTTTGACCTATACCTAAAGAAACTAGCACAGGCTCATTTCGAATCACAAATAGGTACCAGAGAGGATTTTAGAAAGGTATTTGGTAAGTCGTGGTTATGAAATAAAAAGAACTGTAGGAAACAATCAACCAATGTCCATAGTGCATGTTGAGAATATCACGGAGAATAAAACAGACTGCTTTCTTGACAGTTCTTAGCAGTCGGAAAGGAGAAAGCCAGATGTCCTATATCAAGATAGACAGAAAGATACTTGACTGGGAATGGTATCGCAATCTGAATACCTGCAGACTCTTTTTTCATCTTCTTTTGAAAGCCAATTGGAAGGATGGCAGGTTTGAGGGAAAAGAGATACCAAAAGGCTCATTTGTGTCGTCGGTGGCGAGGCTTGCTGAAGAGACGGATATGACGCCCAGAGAGATACGAACTGGGTTAGATCATTTGAAGTCTACAGGCGAAGTGACAATCAAAAGTTACTCAAAATACAGCGTATTTACGGTAACAAATTACCATTGTTATCAGGATTGTGACAAGCAAGTGACAAACAGTCGACAAACAAACGACAAACAAACGACAAGCAAGCGACAAACGAACGACAAACGAACGACAAACGAACGACAACAATAGAAGAAAAGAAAGAAATAAAAGAAGGGAAGAATAATAAAATAGTTCAAAATGTTGTCACGCATTTGAATGTGGCAGCCGGAACAAGATACCGGTATCAGACCGAGAGTACAAAGCGTGTTATAACTGCAAGGCTGTCGGATGGATATACAGAAAAGGATTTGCTGACTGTGATTGACAAAAAGACGGAAGAATGGAAGGGGACGGATATGGAGAAGTTTTTAAGACCGCAGACTCTTTTTGGCGGTAAGTTTGAAAATTATCTGAACCAGCCAAGAGCGTCAGGCAAAAAGGAGAACAAAAACTCATTTAATCATTTTCCGCAGAGAGAAAGAAGCATAGCGGAAATGTCAGCACTGGAAAAAACCATGCTGCACAGAAACATTCGAGAAATCCATGCGGTGGATTAAGGAGGGAGAAGGTATAGGTGAAAGCAATTGAGTATTTAAGGCAGATTAAAAGACTGGATAATTTGATTCATTCCAAGATGGAGGAGGTGGAACGGCTTCGCTGTATGGCTGCAAAAGTAACGGCATCCTCAGATGGTGAGAGGGTGAAATCTTCCGGCAGTCAACAGAAAATGGCGGATACTGTGGACAAGATTTTGGATTTGCAGGAGGAAATCAAAGAAGATATTGACCGGTTTGTCACGATGAAACGAAATGTGATGCAGGTAATTGACTGTATGGAGAATGCGGATTATATCAACCTGCTGTATTGCAGATATTTTCAATACATGACATGGGAAGCCATCGCCTGCAGGATGGGTTATACATACAAGTGGGTATGTACACTGCACGGAAGGGCATTGAATCAGATGGACGCCATATTGGATGGTAGAGCCTGACATAGCCGGTTACAAGAAAGGAGAATGTGAAGCATGAGGAAATTGATTGAGGACACAAAGCAAGCAATTACGGAGTTGATTGACCAGCTGTATTTAGAGTCTAAGCACAGTACCTACTGTGCTATGGTGGTTGAAATGTATAGTACCGGTCACACAACAAAAGAGATTTCAGAGCAGTTAGAAATTTCAGAAAATCAAGTGGTCGAGATGCTGCAGGCAGAAAGTGTGTCAAGAATCAATCGTGTAGGAGGGTACCGATGAAACGATGTAAAATCGAGTATTATATTCCGGTTGGTGCTGAAAATGCAGTGACAAGAAAGGAACTGTGCCGGGTGGTCGGTGTAGGAGACAGAACCCTGCGGAGCATGATAGCCGATGCCAGAAGGCGGGTATGTATTTGCAATTCGCAGGATGGCGCAGGTTATTATCTGCCAAGCAGTGTGAACCAGGCAAAAGCATTTTACGCACAAGAGAGAAAGCGTGCAGACAGTATTATAAAAAGCCTGCGTGGAACATCTAAGTTTATTAAAAACAGCGAGTCAAAGCAGAGAGAAGAAATGAATGGACAAAATATGCTGAGGCTGTAAAAAGAAAGGAGTAAGAGGTTTGCTGGCCAGCGGAAAAGACGTCTTTACTCCGTGAACGAAATGACTTATAACGAGTTTTTGAAATCAAAGATTGAAATAGCAAAGGATTCCGGGTTTGAGATAAATCCGGAGGAAATTAACCAGGCGCTTAAACCACATCAGAGGGATGCGGTTGTGTGGGCGCTCAGAGGTGGAAAGCGAGCCTTGTTTGAATCGTTTGGTTTAGGTAAGACAATACAGGAAATAGAGTTTTGCTATCAGGCGACAAAAAATAAAGGCGGTAAGGCGTTGATTGTGTTACCGCTTGGTGTAAAGCAGGAGTTTACACGAGACGCTGTAGAGGTGTTAGGCTACGAAGCACCGGTATATGTTCGGACAATGAAAGAAGTGGAAGCAGCAGACGGACAGATTTTATTGACCAATTATGAAAGAGTTCGAGATGGGGATATCCGGCCGGATTATTTTATGGCTACTGCAGTTTTGGCAGTAAAACATATCAGACGTTTTTGGATAAGTTCAAAAACGTGCCCTATAAACTGGTTGCGACGGCTACGCCATCGCCGAACCGATACAAAGAACTGATTCATTATGCCGGCTATCTGGAAGTGATGGACACCGGACAGGCATTGACAAGGTTTTTTCAGAGAGACAGCACAAAAGCCAACCATTTGACGCTTTATCCCAATATGGAGGATGAGTTTTGGCTGTGGGTTAGCAGTTGGGCGTTGTTTGTAACGATGCCGTCAGATTTGTCACCAGAGTATTCAGATGATGGATATGTTCTTCCGCCGTTAGAGATACGGTGGCATGAATTAAAGAACGACGGGAAAGAGGTGGAAGATAAAGATGGTCAGTTTTTACTTTTCCGTGAAGCGGGTACCGGTTTGAAAGATGCTGCTGCCATTAAGAGAGAAAGCGTGGAACGCCGTGTTGAGAAGATGAAGCAGATAGTGGAAGCGGCACCGGAGGAGCATTTTCTTCTGTGGCACGATTTGGAAGCGGAACGTAAGGCAATCAAAAAGGCATTACCGGAGACGGTCGATATATATGGCTCAATGGATTATGACCTTCGTGAAAAACGGGTGCTTGATTTTTCAAACGGAAAGACCCGCTTGTTTGCAACAAAGAAATCATTGTCAGGTTCCGGATGTAACTTTCAACGGTATTGCCACCGGGAGATTTTTCTAGGTATTGATTATGAATTTAATGATTTTATTCAGGCAGTGCACCGTTGTTACCGCTTTTTGCAAAAAAAGCCGGTCATCCTAGATATTATTTACATGGATAATGAGCAGAAGATTAAGGATGAGCTGATGGCAAAGTGGAAGAACCATAACCACATGGTGGAAAAGATGATTGCAATTGTGAAAAAGTATGGGCTTTCGCAGGCAGGGAAAGCGCATGGATTAGAGAGAAAGATGGGTGTTGAACCAGTGGAAGTAAAAGGAAAATATTATAAGGCAGTTCATGATGACTGTGTAGAGTACACAAGACGGATGGAAGATAACAGCGTAGATTTGATACATACTTCCATTCCCTTTGGAAATCACTACGAATATTCAGCGAACTATAATGATTTTGGACACAATCAGAATACAGAACGTTTTTTTGAGCAGATGGATTTTCTCACGCCGGAACTGCTTCGGGTGTTGAGACCGGGAAGAGTGGCAGCAATCCACGTGAAAGACCGGGTGCTGTTTGGAAACGCAACGGGAACCGGAATGCCGACAATTGAACCGTTTCATGCGTTGTGTATTGAACACTATATGAAACATGGTTTTCAGTATTTTGGCATGATTACGGTTGTTACTGACGTGGTACGTGAAAATAATCAGACGTATCGTCTTGGCTGGACAGAGCAGTGCAAGGATGGTTCTAAAATGGGCGTTGGATGCCCGGAATATATTCTGCTTTTCCGCAAATTGCCATCGGATCGGTCGAATGCGTACGCCGATGTGCCGGTATCCAAAAGTAAAGAGGATTATACCAGGGCGCAGTGGCAGATTGATGCGCATGGGTACTGGAGAAGTTCCGGTGACAGGCTTGTGAGCAAAGAGGAATTAAAGAATGTTTCTGTAGACAATTTGCAGGCAGTATATCGTAAGTACAGCAGAGAAAACGTATACGATTATACGGAACATGTAAAGTTGGCAAAGGAGTTAGATGCGGATGGTAAACTGCCTGCCGTATTCATGGTTGTTGCTCCCGGTTCATGGAACGATTTAGAGGTATGGGATGATATTAACCGAATGAGAACATTAAATACAACGCAGTCCCGCAGACGCCAGCAGATGCACGTGTGTCCATTACAGTTAGATATTGTGGAGCGAATTATTAACCGTTATTCCAACAAGGGAGATTTAGTGTATGACCCATTTGGTGGACTCATGACAGTACCAATGATGGCAGTGAAGATGGAACGAACCGGAATGGGGTGCGAATTAAATCCGGATTATTTCCGGGATGGAGTTGGTTATTTAGAGGAGGAAGAATCGAAACGAACGGCACCAACGTTATTTGATTTCTTTCCGGAAGTGCTTGAGAAATAGGAGGATGAGACAATGCAGAACAGAAAAGAAATTGTAATGATAAACGTAGCTAACATTTACCCGCATCCAGATAATCCGAGAAAAGATGTCGGGGATGTAACGGAACTTGCAGAATCAATCAAGAAGCAGGGCGTTATGCAGAATTTGACCGTAATTCCTCTGTCAGCCTTGACAGAAGAACCGGAGGAACAGCCGGATGCGGATACAGAATCTTTGTCCAGTGATTTTCATGTAATAATCGGACATAGACGATTGGCAGCAGCCAAACTGGCAGGTATTGAGAAGGTTCCTTGTAAGATTGTTAGCAAGATATCCAAAAAAGAGCAGGTTTCTATCATGCTGGAAGAAAATATGCAGCGTGAAGACCTGACGGTCTGGGAGCAGGCGCAGGGATTCCAGATGATGCTTGATTTGGGCGAGACGGAGGATACGATTGCAGATAAAACTGGCTTTAGCAAAACGACAATTAAACATCGGCTGAACATTGCCAAACTGGATCAGGACGAGCTGAAAAATAAAGAGCAGGATAAGGATTTTCAACTGTCCCTGAAAGACCTCTATGAACTGGAACGTATTAAGGATGTGGAAGAACGGAATAAGATTCTCCGTGAAGCCACGGACAATCGCAATTTAGTTGCCAAAGTTCAGTCGTACATACGAGAAAAAGAGAGACAGAAGAAAACGGATGCCATAGTTAAAATGCTGAAAGAACTGGGCGTGGTTGAGGCTCCTAAACAGTATGCAAGGGAACAATACGGAAACAAATGGGAGAAAGTAAAGAGTTTCCAAATAAATGACGAGGTGCCGGAGAGTATCCAGTTAAAAAATAAGCAGAATGAAAAACTTTATTATTACATTAATTGGATTGAAATTGAGGTCGTTAGGAAGAAAAAGGCAGTCAAGAAAAAACTGACACCAGCAGAACAGAAGGAAAAGGAACAAAAAGCAAATAAGAAATATATCAAAGACGTTCTGAAAAAGTTAGATGAACGCCGCAGGCTTTTTGTAATGGATATTGTTGAGGGGAGAATTGCCCCGGTAAAGGATGAGGAAAAGGTCAAGGATGCATTGTGGAGTGCACTTGTGTTGAATCAGTCGTTTCTTTATCCGTCACGGCTTAGCAACTTCTTTGCTGGGAAACCGCTTTATGAATGTACAGAGGAGAAAAGAAAGGAAGTATCCGAAAAAGCGGCTAAATTGAGCATACTCCATCAGATGTTAGTGCTGCTTAATGCAGCGATGGATGGAACTGAATTGGTTAAATATGACGGAACCTATAATAAAGAGAACGGTCAGGGACTTATGGATGGCTATAAGGTACTTTGGCTGTATGGCTGGTCGTTTGAGGACGAGGAGGAAGAAAAGGTGGTTGACGGAAGTCACGAGTTTTATGAGGAGGGATAAAGAATCCCTCCTGCCAACATGAACAGGAGGGAAATATTATGTATGCATTAGAGCCATGCATCAAGAATCATGAAACATTTTTCCAATGTATCATGATATGCGTTTGGAACTAAATAATTTAGTACTTTAAATAGTAATAAAATAAATTTAACAACGCATTTGAAAACACTGCTAATGCAAAGTTTTAAGATTGCTTTATATGCAAAATATTTTATTTTGCAATAAAGACTTAATATTCTTTTTAACATATGTGAACCTCCCTTCTGATTTATTGATGGAAAAAATTCCTTCAGATTTAATATGTCTGTTTGGTGTACAAAAAAAATTCTCTATATAAGCAAAATTTTGGAATGCGAAATGGAGATAAGATGTGATGTGAAAAAAGAGGTAAAAGTAGAAATTTGAATTTTAAATAAAGAAAGGTAAGGTAGAGAAAATGAATAAAGAATATGAATTATTTACAAGGCTTACAACATTCATTCTTGAACACAACATTGAATGTGAAGAGGATATTTACCAAAATGATAGTGTTGCTGAAGATAGCTTAGAACTAATTGAAGATTTATTTGATATAGTGAAGTCAAAGAATAACAATGAACACAGTGCAATAACTAACGCAGACAGAATTAGGGCAATGACGGACGAAGAGTTGGCAGTGTCTATTATGTGTCCGGCAGAGTATGATTTAGGTTTTAGTAAAGAGTGCAAATGCACTGGCGAGATGAACAGAAATTGCCGTAAATGCACATTAAAATGGCTTCAATCAGAAGCAGAATAGGAGAGAATATCATGATAAAAGTAAATTGCGATATGTGTGGAAAAGAAAATGATTACAATTCAGATGGCGTAAATGTAGATTTTAACCAGTATGGTAGCGTAAAAATGAATGGTAAGCAGAAAGAGTATCAAGTGTGTAACAAATGTGCCGAAAAGATTGATTTGTATATTATAAATCATAGATTGGAGGTGACAAAATGAGCATAAAACCTATACTGTTTAACACTGAAATGGTAAGAGCTATTTTGGATGGCATAAAGACTTGTACAAGGCGAGTGTTAAAACAGCCATTTGAGGTACACCCAAATGGTTATATCACAAAACCTCGGGGGACTGAAAGACTCTGTCCATATATTCCACCATATCAACCGGGAGATATCCTGTATGTTCGTGAAACATGTTTTTATGACGGACAGAAATATAATGATGGGCAAAAATATATATATCGTGCGGACTATCCTTGGCCTGATGGAAAATGGTATTGCGACGATAAAGAAATAAAAATGAAATGGCGTCCATCTATCCATATGCCAAAAGAAGCTGCACGAATTTTTTTAAAGGTTACGAATGTAAGAGTGGAGAAATTACAAAATATTACGTCAAAGGAGATTTGCAGCGAAGGTGTAGAGGTAGAATATCCTCATGTGTTAAACGGAGAAGAAAAAAGATATGCTTTTTCAGCTCTTTGGAACAGTACCATCAAGAAATCCGACCTTGACACATACGGATGGGATGCGAACCCGTGGGTATGGGTAATTGAATTTGAACGGTGCGAGAAGCCACCTGAATGTATTTTAAAAGGTTATGATAAAGCACCGGATGATGGTTCAGAGAAGTGTTTAGGTTATATGTATGATAATAGAGATACATTGCTTCCTATGTGTGAAAAATGTTCGTGCCAGGCAAGTTATGAAAGCGAGGAATGATTATGAATAACAATTTAGAATTAGAAGTGAGCATACTAACAGAAGGATGTCCTTATGTTACACCATGCGGATTTTGCCGCAAATTTGATAAAATATGTGAAAATAAGGATAAGAAACACAGCAAAAATAAAGTGCCTGAACATGATGGATGCGTTGGGTGTCGTTATGAAAACAATACCTCTTTTTGTTATCCTTGCAACCAATGTAAACACTCATATCTGGACAAATATATTAATAAAAAGAAAGTATGGCTAACATGAAAAATTATATGTAAGTGTGCCTATGAAAGGCAAAATAGTTGCAAGAAAATTAAAGAGTACATAGAAGTACATACTCGACTTATGTTATTATTATCATGCAAGGATTACAAACAAGGGCATTGATTATACGTCAGTGCCCTTTTCTCATGCCATGCAGGGTCCACTTTCTCCTACCTGCATGGCTATTTTGTTGGAAGGTGGTGATTGTGATGGCTAAGATGACAGCCAAACAGAAGCGATTCTGTGATGAATACCTGACTGACTTAAATGCCACGCAAGCAGCTATCAGAAGTGGCTATTCGGAAAAGACGGCGTATTCAATTGGAAATGAAAACTTGAAGAAACCTGAACTGAAGAAATACATAGAAGAACGGATGGCGGAGAAAGAAGCTGAACTGATTGCCAAACAAGATGAAGTTATGAAGTATCTTACATCGGTGATGCGAAGAGAAAAGACGGAATCCATTGTTGTTACGTTGCAGGAAGAAAAGTCGTTATTTGCTCCCGATGCAAACGGAACAATGAGAAAGCAGACGGTGAAGCAGACAGTTCCGAAGGTTGTTGAAATCCCCGCAATGATAAAGGATTCAAACAAGGCTGCTGAACTTCTTGGAAAGGCATATGGAATATACACAGATAAGATTGAAGCAGATGTTGATACGGAACTGAACATCAGTATTGATTATGGAGATGAATAATGTTTACAGTGGTTGTGTACGAGAAAAAGACACGGAAAGTTATCCTTTGTCTTCCGTTAAAATTTCAAAATGATACGTTTGTGGAGCAACAATCAGCAATCCTTCATAACAATTACGAATATCAGGTTTTTGCTAATCGTGAGCCTGTTTTGTTCGAGGATACAGATGGGGATATCTGCTTAAAAGCAAATGCATGCTTTGTTAATGGCGGTGATTTAATTTGAACATAAATGTTAAGATGAATCCCTGCTTCAAGGAAGTTGACAGAAGCACGAAACGCTACATAGTCATGAAAGGTTCTGCCGGTTCGGGGAAATCCGTTGACACTGCGCAGAATTATATTATTCGTTTGATGAGGGATAAGGGGAGAAATCTTGTGTGTATCCGTAAATCGGATATAACAAACCGAGATTCCACATTTGCTGAATTGACGGGTGCTATATATAAAATGTTTAGTGATAAAGCTGAGCAGTACTGGCAGATAACTAAATCACCGTTGAAATTGACATGCAGGGCAAATGGAAATGAGATTATATTCCGGGGAATGAATGATGATAAGCAGCGTGAAAAACTGAAATCCATCACATTCCAAAAGGGAAAACTGACAGATGTTTGGTGTGAAGAGGCGACGGAATTGACGCAAGCCGACTTTGAAATTATAGATGACCGATTACGTGGAGAACTTCCCGAAGGGCAGTTTTACCAGATTAGATTGACTTTCAATCCAGTGAATAAAAACCATTGGATAAAGAAAGTCTTTTTTGATATTTCGGATGAAAATGTGATGACGCATCATTCAACGTATCTTATGAATCGCTTTATTGATGAAGCGTATAGGGCACGAATGAAAAGACGAAAAGAAGTTGACCCGGATGGTTATCAGATTTACGGATTAGGAGAGTGGGGCGAGATTGGCGGTCTTATTCTTCATAACTGGGTAGTAGAAGAACTATCGCAAACACTGGAGGATTATGATGATATAGCAATTGGACAGGACTTTGGATTTAACCATGCAAATGCAATTCTTCTTCTTGGGATAAAGGATGATGATATTTATATCCTGAAAGAGGTTTATGTATTTGAAAAGGAAACAGCGGAGATTATACCGCTTGCGAAAGAGGCGCATATTCCGGAAGATAGGGAGATGTGGTGTGATTCGGCAGAGCCGGACAGAATCAAAACATGGAAGAATGCAGGATACCGGGCAAAGGCAGTAGAAAAAGAAAAAACAAATGAGAAGAAGTATCAAGCGGCACAGATAGACTGGCTGAAGGGTATTGTTCGTAAGGATAAGGTGATAAAGAGAATGATTCACGTGGATCCTTCGTGTGTGAATACCATAAAAGAACTTCAACAGTGGAAATGGAAACGAGATGAGCGCACAGGAGAATATCTGGATGAGCCGGTTCCATACCAGGACGATGCGATGGCTGCATTGAGATACGGCGTGGAAAGATGGCGCAAGAAGAAAAGAACATTGTATTAAAGCAGGAGGTGAAAAGGATATGTTGACTATCGAAGAAATACAAAGATTTATTGACGAAGATAGAACGTCTGAAAAAAAGATGTTTGCAAGGAAAGGGCAGGCGTACTATGACGGAGACCATGATATAAAGCTGTACCGGCTGTTTTATTACAATGCAGATGGCGAGTTGGTTGAGGATAAAACAAGAAGTAATGTGAAGATTCCACATCCATTCTTTACAGAGTTAGTTGACCAGGCAGTACAGTATGTGTTGTCCGGAAAGGATGGATTTGTTAAATCCAATAATGCCGAATTACAAGCTGAATTAGATTCTTATTTTAACCAGAATGAGGATTTTGTTGCGGAGTTGTCCGAGGTTTTGACCGGCTGTATGTCGAAAGGATTTGAATATATGTATGCGTACAAAAACGCAGAGAATAGAATTTCCTTTATGTGTGCGGATTCAATTGGCGTTATTGAGGTAAGGGCAAAGGATACAGACGATAATACAGAATATGTGATTTACTGGTATGTTGACAGGATAGAAAAGGGACATAAGAAAATCAAAAGGATTCAGGTTTGGGATAAGGACCAAACCTATTATTTTGTGCAGACAGATGAGGGGAAGATTGTAGAGGATGATTCCGAAAAACTTAATCCAAAGCCTCATACGCTGTACAAAAAGATGAATGATAACAATACCTATTATGAGAACTTTGGTTTCATTCCATTCTTTCGACTGGATAACAACAAGAAACAGTTTAGTTGTTTGAAAACCGTTAAAGAGTTGATAGACGATTATGATTTGATGGCATCCTCGCTGTCAAACAATTTAATTGATTTTGACACTCCAATCCATGTAGTAAAAGGGTTTGAAGGGGATTCATTGGATGAATTGCAGCAGAATTTGAAAACTAAGAAAATTATCGGCATGGAATCGACAGATACCGGTGCCGGTGTTGACATTAAAACCGTGGATGTACCGTTTCAGGCAAGACAAGTAAAACTTGAATTGGATGAAAAGAATATATACCGGTTTGGTATGGGATTGAATACAGCTGGGTTGAAGGATACAAATGCGACAACCAACATAGCAATCAAAGCGGCGTACTCTCTTCTTGATTTGAAGTGCAGCAAGTTAGAAATCAGGTTAAAACAGTTTTTGAAAAAGATTTTGAAAGTTGTTATTCAGGAAATCAATGACAATAACGGAACGGGTTATAAATTGAGTGACGTATACTTTGAATTTGACCATGAGATTATGAGCAATGCACAGGAGAATGCTCAGATTGACCTTGTAAAGGCGCAGGAACAGCAGACAAGAATTAATACACTTCTGTCTATTGCTGCACAGCTTGACAATGAAACACTAGTGCAGAATATCTGTGATGTGCTTGATATTGATTATGAATCCATCAAGGATAAGTTGCCAACAGAGGAAGATGATTTGATGGGTGCAGAACAGACATTAAACAGTGTAATACCGGAAGAAGGTGGTGCCGATGAATCAAAGACAGAAGGAAGTCCTGAAGTCACAACTGAGGGATGAAAAGAAAATCATCAATGACTTGAAAAAGATATATAAAGAAGCGCTTACTGATATCAATCAAAAGGTTGCCGTTTTGATGGTTGATGAATCAATGCAGTCAAAGATATACCAAGTAGGGTACCAGAATAGACTGAAGAAGCAAATTGAAGCATCGCTTGAGTTGTTAAATTCAGGGCAGTATGAAAAGATACATAACTATTTGCAGGACTGCTATTCATCCGGCTTTATTGGTGCAATGTATGATTTACACGGTCAGGGGATTCCGTTGATAATGCCAATTGACCAAAAGGCAATGGTGAAGGCTGTTCAAACGGATTCAAAGATTTCTAAAGGTCTATACACAAAGTTAGGCAAAGATGTTGGAGACCTGAAGAAAAGAATCACTAGTGAAGTGTCAAGAGGAGTTGCACAGGCACTTCCCTATAAGGATGTAACAAGAAACCTAAACAATGTTGCAAGGATTGGTTTGAATCGTTCCATGCGTATTGCAAGAACGGAAGGACACAGAATCACACAGGCTTCTGCACTGGATGGAATGAGGTCGGCGAAGTCTGCTGGTGCTGACGTGCTGAAACAGTGGGATGCTACACTGGATGGACACACAAGAGATCATCACCGGGAACTGGATGGACAAATCAGAGACGTCGATGATGATTTTGAAGTCGGTGGAATGACAGTTGAAGCACCGGGGATGTTTGGGGACCCAGCAGAGGATTGTAATTGCCGCTGCTGCCTATTGCAGAGGGCAAGATGGGAACTCGATGAATCCGAACTTGATACGTTGAGAGAGCGTGCGGACTATTTTGGATTGGACAAGGAGAAGGATTTTGATGATTTCAAGGTTAAATACCTAAATTCGGTTGAAAAAATTGGTAAAAATGTTATAATGACAGGTGCAAGGATTTTAAATCCAGATTCTGAAAAGGGGAAAGCATTTGCGAAAATGTACTATTCAGAAATAAGGAAATTTAGCACTGACACAGCGAGAATTGCTGCCAATATTGGAACATCACAGCGAGAAGTTGATGAGGTAAAAAAATATTTGTTTTCCAATGATTTTTTTGAACCTGATTGTGCAATTGCTCAATCATGGCAGAGATTAATGCTAGGGAAAGACATAAAAGAGCATGATATAGTTCTGATACAACATGAACTATATGAGATGCGGATAAAGAAAGAAAACCCTTTAATTGACCATGTTAAAGCTCATGAAATGGCAACGAAAAAGTATAATTATCAGAAAGGAGTTGATGAATACTATGGTAATCTTAAAGGAAATAAAAAAAGAAAATAATATAGTGTCGTTCAACTACCATGCTGAAGGTGATGATTTGGATTGTGGAAGGATTTTGTTTGATATTGATAAAAATAAAGAGAAAAATATAGAGTACTGTAAAACAGATGAAAACTCATATTTACATTCATATGCTAACAAAGCAATTGATGCAATTAAGAAAGTTATTGCTGATGGCAAATATCCGACTGAATACGTGTATATGTGGTATTAAAGGATTTAGAATGGGATGATTGATATGAAATTCTCAGAAAAGCAAATCGAATTTATGAAAAACATTGGAGTATCAGTCAATTTTGACACAGATATTTCTGATGAAGAGTATGAAGTTATAGAAGACAAAGTGACGGAATACTTGCAAAAACAAGGTTTTAATACTGATTACTCCCTAACCGAACATGGTAAAATGTGTGAATCAATTCTTGATAGGATATAATGGTGTGAATAATGCTAGGGTTAAAAACGCAAGAAACAAAAAAATTTGAAAAATTTATAGAGTTGATTCAAAATGAAGCTGCAAAAAAAGAAAAAGTATTTTTCTTGGATGCGGGTGATGGAAGAGATTTTGAAACTAATGATATGGAAGGTGAAGATTTAACAGGTTGGCTTATTCCATCATCAAAAGTTGATGAGTTTAAAATTGTGTGGGAGAAAGATGAAGCCGACGACGATTGGATTGATTTCTTTACCTTTGTTTCATGGCAAAAGAAAGATGGAAGAATAACAGTAACATTTAAAGCATCCTGAAAAGGGTGCTTTTTTTGAAAGGAGATTATATGGCACGAGATGATTATTTTTTGATGGTATATAGAATATTATCGTATTTGTATCGATGTATAAGGGATGGAAAACAACCGGATGAAGAATATCTGCGGCCACAAGCGAAAGATTTTCCAATAGAATATGGTTATTGGTCATACATATGGGAGAATATGGTCAAAGATGGGTTGGTTGAGAATGTATCTATTGTGCCGGTTGATGGAGCAGAACCGCTTGTCAGGTTACAGAGTAATACAAGGATAACACCAAATGGAATAGAATATTTACAAGAAAATTCCATTATGAAAAAGACAGCAAAGGTTATCGGCAATGTGATAACCACTATCAGACTATAGGCGAGATAAATAATAAAATTGATATCAAAGACAGTCAAAAAGGCTGTCTTTTTTATATGTATAAAGAAAGAAGGTGAAAATGGTGAACAAAGCATGGTTGAAAGCGGCAGGAATTCGAGCAATCAAGACTGTCGCACAAACTGCTGTGGCGACAATTGGAACAGCAGCAGTGATTAATCAGGTTAATTGGTTGATGGTAGTATCTGCATCGGCACTGGCAGGTGTTTTGTCAATGTTGACATCGGTTGCAGGTATTCCAGAAGTTGAAACAAAGGAAGGAGAATAAGAAATGGCAAAATTTAATATTCATGCAGGACATTGTCCTGACGGAAAAGGTGCATCAGGTGCTGTTGGCATCCTGAAAGAATCTACAGAAGCACGTAAAGTGAAAAACAAAGTAATTGTATTACTGAAAAAGGAAGGTCATACAGCTTATGACTGTACATGCGATGAGAAAACAACACAGTCAGGGTGCCTGACAAAGATTGTGAAAAAATGCAATGCACATACAGTGAAGCGTGATGTGTCCATCCATCTGAACTCAGGAAGAGATGATTTAAAAGGCGACGGAAAAACGGGCGGCGTTGAAGTATATATCTATTCAAATACTTCCAAAGCAAAGAAAGATGCCGAACAGGTCTGCAAAAACATTTCTAAAGCATTAGGCATTACAAACAGAGGCGTAAAGGTAAACACATCATTGTATGTGCTTAGAAAAACAAAATCCCCTGCAATGTTGATTGAATGCTGCTTTGTTGATGACAAAGATGATGCAAAGAAATGGGATGCGGCAAAATGTGCAGAAGCAATTGCGAAAGCACTGGTTTAACAAATAAGGACATCAGAAATGGTGTCCTTTTTATATGTCCAAAATAGGCTTATGACATGAAAACTATGCTGAATCTATCCCTGTGATAAGGATATAAAACTGTCACGCATGCTGCAAGTTTGTCGGCATGGGAAAGGAAATGATATGAAGTTAGAAGATTTGTTAGGTAAAGAGTTGTATGCACAAGTACAGGCTAAACTTGACGAGGTCAATGCAAAGGAACCTGACAAGTTAAAGCATGTTCGATATGCTGACTTGTCAGAAGGCGAGTATGTTGGAAAGGGCAAGTATGAATCCGAGGTTGAAAAACTGAACAATCTGATTGTCGGAAAAGATGCAGAACTTACAACTGCAAATGAATTGATTGCTGATTTGAAAAAAGCAACCAAAGGGGAAGAAGGATTGCAGCAGAAGATTAGCAGTTATGAAACAGAAGTTGCAAACCTGCAGAATCAGCTTGCGGAAACCAAATTGCAATCCGCAGTTAAGGTTGCCCTGCTTTCTGAGAATGCCGTTGATGTTGACTATTTGTCATTCAAATTAAAGGAGAAGATGAAGGAAAAGAATTCGTCTCTGGAACTGGATGAAAATGATAACATCAAAGGCTGGGATGATATGCTTGCAGGTCTCAAGACGCAGTTCCCGGCAATGTTTGAAAGTGCTTCAGGTGGTGAAAGAATCATCACACCAAATACGCTTCCTAACAATAACAACGAGGACACATTAACAAAGAGTGAATTGCTGAAAAAACCGTATGCGGAACGTGCAAGGATTGCACAAGAAAATCCGGAGGCGTATGCGGCTGCAATGAATTCGTAAATAAGAAAGAAAAGAGGTAAAAACTATGCCAGCAACAAAATTAAATGACGTTATTAACCCACAGGTTATGGGTGATATGATTGAAGCGAAAATCAATGCACAGGCAAAACTTATTCCTTATGCCAAAGTGGATACTACGCTTCAGGGAGTACCGGGAGATACCAAAACGGTTCCTTCGTGGAATTACATTGGAGATGCGCAGGATTTCGATCCTGAAAATGAAGATGGTGATGAGATTGAATTGACCAATCTGACAGCAGGCAGCACAACCTTCACAATTAAATGTGCCGCTAAATCCATTGGCATTTTGCAGACGGCAATTAATTCAGGTCTTGGAAATCCAGTTGGACAGTCGGAAAAACAGCTTGCAGACTCCATCATCGGAAAAGTTGACAATGATTTGCTTGACGCAGCGTATACGGCGCCGATTACAGTAAATAAATCAGATAATCCGATTGGATATGATGCTGTGGTTGACTGTGTGACGAAGTTCGAGGATGAAGAGGATGGTATTGATAAAGTTATGTTCATTCATCCACGACAGGAAACAACACTTTTGAAAGACCCGGATTTCTTATCTGCTGATAAATTCCAGGCAGGTGTTGCGGTAAATGGTGCAATCGGTAAAATTGCAGGATGCTGGATTAAGAAATCTAAAAAGGTAAAAGTAGTTGATGCAGTAAATGCCGTTGCCGGTGTTTACACAATCAAAATCGATACAAAGGCATCGAATGGCGACAAAATTATTATTAATGGAGTACCATTTGTGGCCGGAACGGATTTCTTGTTATCAACGGATACTGCGACCGGTAATGCAACTGATTTGGCTGCTAAACTGAATGATTCAGAAAATGAGGTGCTTTCCTGCTATACGTGGACATCCTCAGGAACTACGATTACAGCAACGGAAGACTCTGGAAAAGAAGGCTCCGGACTGCCGGCAGTTGTGACAGAAGGCTCTATGAAAGTAGTAACAGCAACTACTACAAAAGGGGTAGCCGCTGCATCTGCTGCTTATCTTTGCCCTGTTATTAAGATGGAGCCGGATTCTCCTGAGACTGAGTATACGGAAGATGAACTTCCGGCTCTTACAATCTTTTTGAAGAAAGATACGCAGGTTGACCACGAGTGGCTGCCGAAGAAACAGCGCCATG